ACTGTAGAGTTCATCCATAGGGCACTAAGAACTGCAACTAATCCTAACATGACCTTCCAAATAGGGTGTTTTGGATCAGCTAATGTTTTTTCTACATCATCATTCATGAATCACACATCTTGATTGGAATTTCTAACCATTGCAAGAGCACCTTTCCATTCTGAAATCTTAACTTTCTCCATTTCAATATAGTAATTGATAACTTCGTTAGAATCAGCAGTTGCATCTATGAATAAATCTTCTATTATTATTGCATCCGGGTCGATTAAACTAAATTGACCGTATCTTGAATTAGTTGGAGTGTTCCAACAGGCCCATGCGATTTCCGAAGTTCTATTCCAAAACCAAGAAGTCTCATGAGCATGAGTTTCTGTTGTTAATTTACATTGAACTTTTTCTGCATCATTGATATCTTTTGGTGCAATTATAAATTTCTTTATTACAAATCCAGTATCGAATTGACCATCAAAAAGTTGGATTCTTTTTACTTCGGCAGCTAATAGTGTTCCTCTAATAGTATAACTTCTTACTTTCTTCATCTCTTCTTCCTTCCTGCTGGTGTTTTCTTGAATGCTTTAGACATTGCTTTGAAATTTACTTGACCTTTCTTAGATCCCGACTTGTATTTGTGTTTGTTCTTATTTGCTTTAACATATTTCTGCCAAGAGTTAAGTTCTCTCTTGGCTACTTTCTTAGTTCTCTTTAGTAAAGCCCTTTGTGATTTTTGTCCTACTCCGATTGCTTTGTCTACAACCCCAAGTCCAATCATTGTGGCCCTAGCAGATAGTTTGGCCTCAGCTGGAGCCATACCCTGCTTCTCAAAGCCTTTTTCTATCATTTGTTCAAGCGCATTTTCTACAAGAAGCTGATTCTTTTTACTTACCATTGTAATCACTGTTGGCTAAGTGCTAGCGCAACGCTGTTTGCTTGTGTTGCGTTTTCTAGGGTACATTCCATAACTACACATACATCTATTTCACCATTAGCGAAAGTACCTACATTATCAGTAGCTAGAAATAAAGAATCTACTCCGACTAGATATCCATTTGTCCAATTCTGTGGGTTCATATCATCAACTTGAGTCAATGCTTGGCCATGAGCAGTAGAAGTAGAGTCTCCTAATGCAGTTAATGATCCTGAAGATACTAGAGATTTATCATCAGCAGTAATCATACTAGCTTGACTTTGAGTTGTTAATTGCCAGGCGCACTTAGCTCCTGGAACAACTACTGAATAAATTGGATATTCTGGGCCAGTATCATCGGCATATTGTACCGATATATTGTGTATTCTTAGGAGTGTAGATTTTGAAACCCCTAAATTTACAAACGAGCCTAGGTCAATCTCGGATTGAACATATGCTGCGCCATTCGTACTTACTTTTGCTCTGATAAAAAATGAATCACTTTTAGCCATGCACTTCGGATAGTGGTAAGGTTTATGAACATTTTTTCCGGATTTCGGCGCTACCGACCTATCTTTGGCGCGAAGCGCTCCCGAACACTAAGGCACCTACCTAACCACCCGTTGCGGCTAATCTGCACCATCTCAGCCGCCCTCGTGCCTACAAGGGGCCGAGTCTTTTATGAACTTAGCCATGAATGCTCATCTCAAATAATATTATATATTACTCTACTATGCGAAATACATGTTTTTAGTAGATTGGAGAGTTGAGAAGATGAAAAAAAGGATCAGAAAGATGTCATATAAAGAGAAATTAGAGTTAATGGACTGGTTAAATGCTTACTATGCGTACCGAAAGGGGGAAGAATAAGGTATGCCACACCTAATATCAGCCACATTAACAGAAGATGCATACAGGATTTATTGCATTTGGAAAGATAAGCGCCAGGCATCTGCAAAGATTAGTCTTGCTATGGCAGAACTTGCACAGATTCAGGAACTAAATGAAGCAGTAATCACTCAGCTGAACATAATGAAGTCAAGATGGAAGTGGTTAAATCTAAATTTGGCTAGAGAAATGAATTTGAAAGAATGTTCAGCTGAAGAGATTCTGAATTTAGCAACACAACACGACCATTTGTATTACAGGAAGGGATTTGAATGATATGTTCAAATTGTGGCTATGAAATGGAAGAATCAACGAGTGTTATATGGCATTGGCACTGCTCGAGATGTGAGATTCAGACTATGATGGAGGCAGAAGAATGAAAGTGAAAGTGAAAATGGATAGGACGCATCTTTGGTGTTGCGATTTAATCCTAATCAGACCCTTTCCTGCAAAGTTTGTTTACAAATGTCCTGAGTGTGGGATGAAGAAACCATCTCAGTCAACCGGTTTACTCTAAGTTAAACTGTAGAGTTCATCCATAGGGCACTAAGAACTGCAACTAATCCTAACATGACCTTCCAAATAGGGTGTTTTGGATCAGCTAATGTTTTTTCTACATCATCATTCATGAATCACACATCTTGA